CCTAACGCACGCTCTAATTCGTGATATAGGCGCTTTTCATACATTTCCATGCCTTCTTTTTGCATGGCATTCATAACAGTTTCATTGCCAAACATTTGCGCTAAGGCTGGTCCATATATCCCTTTTAATGGGTATCGGTCCTTGCCTTGGCGTTTCATGAATATACCAGATGCACTAACAAAGCCATTTGGTACCTTTGTTTCTGTACCTTTTTTAATAGACACAAACACACCTTTTCGTTTAAGCGATTTAATCTTAAAGTACTTTTGAGCGCTAGTATAACCACCTTTGATACGCATTTCTGTGCCATTATTCAATTTATTAATAGATACACCAGACTTTACGACCGATACACCTTTAATGGCGTAGATATTACGTAGTGCTTGCGTACCTGCTTTTCTTGCGGTTGTTGCAGCACGCTTAGATGCGGCTTGGCAGACACGTCGAACTCTATCTTCTTTTAATGTTTCCAGTGCTTTTTCAATTGTTTTCACTGCACTTTTATCAAGTTCTAGCTCAACCATCCGTCAACACCGCCTCTAGCTTCTGCTCTAAGTTCGATAGACACGAGCCCATCTTCTTCCGTTGCACTTTGAACGATGTACACATCATCATCTAATCGGAATACGTTTCCCTGTGATGGAATTTCAGGGATGTCCTTTAATTTGCAATGCACAAATACAGACACCCCGTGTAATCCGTCATTTGATACGTGAGAGCCATTCGACAAGAATGACTCCCTCGCCGTTGGCGATTGGATAATCGCTTTAGCTACTGTGCCATTTAGATTATGCCCTTCGGCGAATTCGTCTTCATTAAGGAATACATCGTCAATATCGCTTTCTAGGTAATCTCTAAATCGCATTATTTTTTCACCGTAACTTCCGCATCAACTTCAGGTAATTCCATTTCTTCTTCTGGTTCATCTGGAACGACTTCCAATGGTTCCGGTACTTCGATAGGATCATCTTCAGCAGATTCAAACTTATCAGATTCAAGCAAGGACAACGCAACCGTTTTCTTTTTGATGTCGACTACTTCGCCTTTGCCATACATCTCGCCTTCATGTGCTAAATAACCCTTTAATACTCTGATTTTCATAAGTAGGTTACCCCCTATTTAGTCTTAATAGTAGCCCAATCGTCGATAGTTTCAGGAATCAATACGCAACGGGAGTATACAGACAATGTTAATTCTTGTGTAGCCTTATTAGCATAGTAGTAAGGTACATAAATGCCTGCATATGTTGTGAATTGATTGTCATCGTTGAGCAATGTTACTGCTGCATGTTGTTGACGGCCACGGCCAGGAACACCTAATACTGCTGCATCATCACCAATAAAGGATTTTACTTTACCTTCATCATCTTGATATGTTTCAAGGTATGCGTACACATCAATGTTCAAAGACATGATACGGCCAACATATCGAACTTGTGGAGACAAGTATTCAGGAGCAAAACTGAACATAGACATGTTTTCGCGATTAGGAATTGCTAACATTTTGTTGATGGATGCATTATCAAGAATGTATTTTTCAACGTTTTTACCAACGACTAACACAGTTGGAACGATACCTGCGTTTTCTTGAATTTTTTCGGACGCCATTTTCAAGTCGCCATAAATGTCAGCACCCGCTTGGTCCCAAGTAGTAGTAGGTGTAATGTCTTGTTCAAATTCGAAATCAATTTCATCAACTTGAACTGTTTCACCATCGTCAGCATAGCCTTCGATTTTGCATTTACCAGTAGTAAGCAAATCGGCTGCCATTTTATTTTTACGATTAATAATTGTGCCTTGTAAGTAAGACAAATCTTCAGCTTGCATTTGTGCGGCACGTTGTGCAGGTGTCATTGTAGACACAATGTTTTCAGCAAATGCACGTTGATCAAGTTGTTCTGGGTCAATAACTGTACGAGGGCCCATCATAGGTGCTTCGTATAAAGCAATTTTAGATCCTGCACGTTTAACATTAACGCCAGATGCACCACGAGATACGAAAGGTGCTAATGTGCGACCACGTTTACGAGTTTCTACTGCGATTTTTTTAGAAGTTGCAACTGCTGGAACTTGTGGGAAGAAAGTATCAAGCAAGAAACTTGCCGGAGTTTTCATTCGTTCCACAGCTTGCATCAAGGAAAATGTATCTTTGAAATCAATTGCCATTATATAGTTCCCCCTATTTAATGCTAGTTAAGAATAAGTGAGCGTCCTTGAAGTCCGCTTCATGATCATTAATTTTGTAAGCTTGGTCAACTACCAATACTTCACGATTAAAGCGACCGGAAATGTATACAGTTAATACATTGTGGTCAGTAGTTGCAGTAGTATCAGATACTACGATACCCGCAGGCTTACCACTTGCGATTTTTTGGAATGTACCAGAGTTGTTTTCAAGAACTTGGCCACGTTTATAATCACCGGCTACTACTTTTACATTTTGAGTTAATACAGGTACACCGCCACCACCTAATAGGTAATCAGCTGCGACACCATTTACTTGTTCGAAATATGCCATTATTTACCGCCTTTCTTAGCATTCGCAAATGCTACGACTTCATCAATTGCACTAGCTTTTGCTACTGCATCATTGGTTTCTGGTGTAGATGCACCTTGAGGGGCCACTTTATCCGCACCAGATTCCATTTGATCAATAACTAATTGTCGAATTTGGTCAACTACTTTGTTATCACTTGCAGGAATATCAGATACGGCAGAGATGAAAGGTGTTACTTCATCTACTGTTTTACCTTCTTTAACAGCTACATCAACTAAACGATTGATGACTTCATTATCACCTTTTAACGTATTTAATGCTTCAACGCGTTCGCGTTCTGCTGTTACTGCTGCGTTTTCTGCAGGTTCATTTGTAGAAATACCGAGCAAACCTTTTAAGCTTGCCATGAATTGGTTTTCAGTCATAGGTTTCTCCTTACTTGTTAAAAATTGTTTGATTTTGGCTTCATTTTTGGCCGAGTATTTGCAAGATACTTTGTTTACGATAACCATTCCGTTATTCATAACAGCTTTGTCCGTAATCGCCGTATCTACTTCATCAATCAGGCCGTAGGACTTCGCCTCGTCCGCCGTGAGCCACGTTTCATCATCCATAAGTGTATTTACCTGTTCAGATGTCAAAACGTCGCTACGGCTCAAATAAACGTTTGCGATTGTCTGTTTAACACTTGCTAAATAGTTTGCCATTTTAGTTAAGCCGTCCGCATCATAGCTATCACCTAGATATACGGATGGATTGTGAATCATATACAAAGCATTGCTTGGCATAATTACCTTATCCGCAGCACATGCAATAATTGTAGCTGCGCTTGCGCACAATCCATCAATATGTGCTGTTACATTACCTGTGTAAGTTTTAATCATATTGTGAATCGCTTGAGCTGCGAACACGTCACCACCGCCAGAGTTGATGCGCATTGTTAAGTCATTACCATTACAACTAGCCAAATCACTAGCAAATTCACGAGGTGTAATTTCATCACCCCACCAAGAGGTATCAGAAATATCACCATACAAAATCAATTCAGATTGACCGGTACCATCTTGATTTACAAAATTCTTAACAGACCAAAATTTATTCATCCTCTTCACCTCCTTTCGTTGTAGATTTAGAGCCAACGGAAGGATTTACCGCATCAGCTAGCCCCATGCCATATTTCTCCATAAGTTGTTTCTCAAATGCAAGTTGAGCAATATTTTCTTCAAGGTCTGTTCCTGTCATTTCGGCAGCTTCGCGTTCACGAGTGGAAACTCCATTCTCAACTCGAAGTGTACTACCATTCATATCCTTAACAGGGTCAAGGATTGACATAGTAGGCCCAAACCAATCAGCATTGCACCATGCTTTTCGAATTAATGGATCATCAAAGAAACCAGGCGCTTCAATTCGGCCGTTCGCTACTGCTTCCATTAACCATACCTCATAGATTGGTTGGCAGAAGTCACGAGCGAACCACTTGCGACGTAGTTTATATTCTTCCCAAGCCTGTAACATTGCTGCACGGCTTGCAGAATACGAAGAGTTAAAGTTCTTCATCAATACTTCGTAAGGCTGGTTAAGTGCAGCACCTACTTGTTTGATGAGTTGGGTACTAAATACTTCAAAAGTAGATTGAGCATTGGAAGCATCAACACTTTTTACATCCACACCTTTAGGTAAGGCATTTAATGTGCCAGGTCCTAAATTGTATTCTGATACATCGACTACTGGTTCCGTTGGATCATCAACACCATTGTCGGCCAACATATCATTTAATGAACCAGAGTTAGTCACGGCTTCCGTAAAGAATAGTGCAAAGTACGATTTAATAATGGCCGATGTAAGTTCTGCATTTGTGTATCGATACACTTGCTTTAGCGTTTCAATAACTGGAGCTAAATAAGGCACCCCTCTGTACTGCTCTGGTCTAGTATCATTACTAATTTGCAGTACATTCGGAATACTTGTACGTTTGCCATATGCTTCAACCCTTGCCCATGTAGTTAATACACTTGTAATTGGTTCGCCAGGTACTTGATTGGATACCCAGTAGGCTACAATAGCGCCATCAGTATCAATTTCTATACCATTCAATATGCGGTTCCCATTATTTGGGTTAAGCGCTTCAACACCAGATGGGTCACCTGTAACATATGTGGAATCAGTAAGCGGATTACTTACACGATTACCTTCAATTAATTGAAGGCGCAACGTATACGGCATATCTGGTGTAGTTGGCTTACGTCTGAATACGGCGAAACTATCACCATCTGTAAGATATCCTTGATATGCGATGCTTTGCATATCGTATAAATTATTTTTGCGATAAATATCACAGTCTTTTGATTCAGCCCACAAGTCAAACTCAGCGCGAACCTTACGAGCCCATGCTCTAGCTTCCTCTGCACTGATTCCCAAGATTTGAAACTTAGGTCTAGGGAACACATTGAGGCCTGCACCAACTGTATGAGTCGTACTCGTGTTAATTGCAGCTGTTCCGACTGGTGTATTGATGGCTAAATCTGCAGATCTATCACGCAAAGTTGATAGATTTGCACCAATATCAGCCTTATAACCCAGTTTTCTAGGGTTATATCCCTTCAATGACTTGTTATTATGAGAGGCCCCGCCCTCACTATATCCGCTATTTTTAGCCCTCGGAGTGCCTATTTTAGCGTTAAATTTCTTGTTTTTTCTCGCCATTTCAGTCTCCTAATCCCTAAAAACTACCCGTTTTGACCGGTTCCCACGCCCATTATCTGTATCCATACCTGGTAATTTAGCGCCTCTTGCCACTAAATCATCAATCATTTTCCTTACTTCTGCTAAATTTGCCCTTGTAAGAGTCCGATTTCCGATTGTATAGCTTTGGCCGGTCAATATTGCTTCCTCAGCTTTGACGTACCACTCTAACCGGACGTCAATGAGCCTTGGCTTACTTGAATAACTAGTTGCCATACATCCTCCTAAATATCTGCTACTTTACTAGCCCTACGAACACGTTTCCGTATTGGTTTCTTTCGTGGAGTAGTTACTGTTGTAGTGGAATGGCCTCCACCTTTAACTACTTCCGCTAATCTATCCCAATCAGGATGGATTGAATTCATACATGCTAGGTTATATACACGTAAATCCAAAGGTTCATTACGAACCCCTGCAGTTGGTTCCCATATTTCATGGATAACGCCCTTACGTTTTACTTTCTTCTTGTGTTCCGAGATAATCCCTTTAAAATACAGTTCGTCATATCCTCTAGTTCCTAGGAATTCTTCATCCAATGGGAAATGAAAGTACTTCGCACCAGGCTCTTCGATAGCCAATCGGTTCATTACCTGTTGTTTCCCATCATCTACACCTAGCATGACAAGCGGAATCTTGCTTCCCGATGCTTTACCAATCTTATAATTCAAAGGTATACCAGGTGTTCCGGCCGTACCTTTGATGGCAAATCGTTGCTTACTGAAGTTCTTTTCACAATATTCATAGACTTTTGATGTGTAGTGACCACCGGAGTCAATGAAAGCACGAGCTACTTTAAGGCCTGTACCATTCTTAAAGCGGTACACCTTATCAAGTACCGCATCAAGTGCATCCCATGTTGCTTTATTGTCAGGTTCCCCAAGGATAACGCCCTTACATATCCCCCAACATTCTTCGCCGTACCCCCAACCGGTGATTTCATACTCTAACCGATTATCTTGTGTATCTACGGCTCCAGTTAGCAGTAATACACCGTCCGGGAGGTCTGCACCATATTTCTCACGGCGCCTAATGAATTGTTGATAGTCTTCAAATGCACCTTGCTGTGCGTATGATTCACCAAATCGTGTATTCATGACTACCTTCTCACGCGTTGGGTCGCCTTTAGCCTCTAACCATTCCCTCATGATGTCATTCCAGGTTAGCCACGGAGATGTGAATCCATTTACAAAAAAACTGCGTATGCCATTATGCAACGCAGCCGGGTTTTTCGATATGTACTTTTGAGGAACTTTCCGCATTTCATCTTCAGAGAATGTAGATCCGCAATCTGGGCACCGCCATTTTACATCACTCACTACAACAATCTTCCGACCTTTGGCGTCCTTATGTTCCTCTGTCTCACATTCCATTTCAGTATGTCGTATCAAATGGTACTCACCACAATTAGGGCACTCATGTTGCCAT